GGTGTACGAATTATGGGTGCTGGCACAGTAGGTGGACAAACAGCAGTTCCAGATGCGTGGTTAGAAAAAGTAGCACGTATGTTTGAACTGTTCTTAGATCCAAATGGCGCAGGCATTAATGAATCATATCAAAGAGCGTTAATTAAAACACTTAGTGGTGATGCAGGAACTTATCACGCAGGCTTACCAACACTACAAAGAGTAGCAAGAGGTGCAGGAGCAGATTACTCTCCAAACTTCCTAACTGACCAAGGCGTTATTGATTGGAACCTAACTAACCTGTTTGACACTCATGTACAAAATGACATGGTGTGGTACCTAAACTCAACAGGTGATGGATATGGCGATGGCGATACAGATGCACAGGAAGTAATTGAACACGTATTCCACACACTACACATGCACGGGTTACCTGCAGACGATATAAAACTATATCAGTTCTTAGCCGCTGATTGGCAGTCAGGTGATTTGTATGCGGCAATGGAAGAAGCATACGATGCTGGCAAGTGGGATCCATCAGGTTACCAAGCAAATCCAGATGATTGGAAAACAATCGCAGATGCGTTTGAAGTAGCCGCAAAAGAATACTTGTATCTACTAAACTTTGCTATGTTTGAATACACAGAATTATGGGACGGTGGAAGTCTTGCTCCAGAGTGGTCAGACGATATGCGTACCCAAGCAGGCATTCTAGCAAATAACCCATTAGGTTATGCGTTCCACAACACATACATTGCACCAGTAATTAGTAAACCATCACTTGCTACCATTAGAAGCATATTCCAAGATGGAAACACACCAGCACAAGACAATCCAGCACTAGCAGGAGTATCAGGATATGTTGTTGATGAATTAGTAGGCGGAACTGATGCAGTTGCAGCTATTCCGGCAGTTCCGGGATCATCCGCTACAAACGTAAATGCTATTACAAATAGCATTACAGGTGATGGTACAACTACTATTATTGAAACAAGCAATTTAGGAATTAACCTAAATGACGGCGACATCTTTATTGTAAGAAAAATTACAAGTGACGGTAGCATAACACCAGATCTTGCAAGTTACGACACAGCACTTGAAGGTGGAGATTTAGCATATACTACAGCAGCAGGAATAAACGCTGAAGAAATTATTACAGACGGTGATTTGTTTGTATCAACATCTCGTGCAAAAACTGAAGAGTTAGTTCCTGGATCAATGTTTGATACATTAGACATTAAAGTGTATACAAAAGAATCTGGAAATCAAGGGTTAATAATTTGTAATAATATTGAAACAGATATCACTGGAACATTTACTTACAATTTTGGTTTACTACCCGGCTCTAAAGATAGCATTTTAGTAAAATATGACGGAAATGTTTTAAGCAAAGATCAATATACTATTGATTGGCCTAATAAACAACTATCTTTAGAAGTAGAATCAAATAAGCAATTATCAATAATATTGCAAGAACAAAGTACAAGTACATCAGTAATGTATAGTGATGAAATTACAGTTGAAGAAACAGAACAATATGATTTTGTTATCGACTATACTTGGGATGATTCATTATCATTAAGCGTTACTGTAAACGGAGAATTACAAAATATAACAGTATTTGACTATTCCACAGAAGTTGCAGGTGATAATAGAACTGCATTTAGATTAGAAAACGCTGCTACACAAGGACAGATTATAAATTATACTATATTCTCTAATAACGAAACTGTTGATTTTAGCCAAGTTTTAACAGATGAATTTACAGCAAACGGAATTACACAAACTTATGCATTAAGTAGTGCTCCATTTTACTCGTTACCAACAGAACACAACATAATTGTTAGAGTTGATCAAAATATTCTAAATAGTGGATACAGTCGTAACTTTACTATACCAGAATCTAATCAAAGAGAATATCAACTTGAACTATTCCAACAGCCTGCAGGATCGTTATCTGCAGAAGGATTGAAGGTATTTTTAAATGGAGAAGAAATATTTACTCCTGAACAGTGGCGTTTAGATATTGCAAATAGTTCTGTAATATTAGGTGATGAATATGGCCTACCAGGCGATAATATAGAAATATATAATATTTCTGAAAGTGAATATTCTATAAGTGGCAATGAAGTAATATTAAAAGATTTACCAGGCGTCAATTCAAAAGTTTATGTTTACCAATTTAGTAATCATAACCTAAAAGATATTGAAAAAATACAATACGATGTTGTTAAAAGAGAAACTTTAATCAATGACGAAGAAACAAACACTTATAATAGACTTACTGCTGGAGAAATCTTACTAAGAAAACCTGCGTTAGATGCACAGTATGTTTGGATTACAAAGAATAGCGAGCTTTTAATTCCTAGTGTAGACTATTATGTAACAGATAATAGAACAAAAATTCAACTAGTTGAAGTACCTGCTGCAAACGATGTAATAGAAGTTATACATTTTGCTGCTGAAATATCACAAGATGGATTTAGCTATAGACAATTTAAAGACATACTAAATAGAACGCACTTTAAGCGTTTAGATGCAAGTACTGCAAAACTAGCTCAGCCATTAAACTATTATGATCTAAGAATAGAAGTTGATAATGGGATAGATCTACCAGTACCAGACAAAGGTAAAAACATGCCAGGAATTATCTTTATTAACGGAGAACGTATAGAATACTTTGTTAAAGAAGATAATACTTTACGTCAAATTAGAAGAGGAACATTAGGTACAGGAGTTCCAACTGTTCATAATTTAGGAACAAAAGTATATAATCAAAACATAGAAAAAACTGTACCATATAAAGATCAAAACCTTGTTGCAAACATTACAGCAGATGGCATTGTTAATACATTTAATATTGGTTATAATATCGAAAGTATTAATGAAATTGAAGTATTTGCAGAAGGCAAGCGTCTAAGAAAAAACAGTATATCTGTTTTTGACCCAACAATTGATATTGATAGTCCAAATGGAGATATAACTATTGAAGCCGAGTTTAGTGTAGATGTAGATAATAATAGTATCACATTATTAAACATACCTACTGAAAATTCTCGTATAACTATAATCAAAAAACAAGGTCAATCTTGGACTAAAGAAGAAGAAACATTAGGTGATGCTCAAAATTCCATTGCAAGATTCTTACGTGCCGGAACATATGAGCATCCTGAATAAATACAGTATAGGATAATTTGGATAGTATAATGCAAGATAATCATGGAATATTAGTACAAGGTCATATAAAAATATTTGACCCTACTTCACAAGAAGTTTTTATAAACAAAAGAAATGCAATCCATTACGAAAATATGAGCATTGCACTTGCCGAAAGTCTTGCAAATGCAGGAGAAGGATTTGTGTATGAAATGAGTTTTGGCAATGGCGGAACAAACATTGATCCAACAGGTATTATCACATATCTTACTCCAAATTCTACAGGTACAAATGCAAGTCTTTATAATCAAACATATACAAAAATTGTAGATGACAGTAGTGTAAACAACACTGATCCTACACGTAATAAAATTGAAACAAGACACCTAAGTGGTACTAATTACACAGATATATTAGTAAGTTGTTTACTTGATTATGGAGAGCCAGAAGGACAACAAGCATTTGACACTGCTTCTAATACAAATGATGTTTATGTTTTTGATGAATTAGGGTTAAGGAGTTATAGTCCAACAGGAACTGGTAGATTATTAACACATGTTATTTTCCATCCTGTTCAAAAATCACTCAACCGTTTAATACAAATAGATTATACAGTACGAGTACAAAGTTTGACAGGATAATAAAAAATGGCATATCAAATTAGTTATACAGACAGTGTAAACAAAGGAACAATAATAGTTGAAGACGCTACGCTCAATACTGAGACCAGTTTAACTTTTGCAGGACGTGGTGTAACATCCTATGGCCAAGCAGTAGCAGAAAACTTTTTACACTTATTAGAAAATTTTGCAAATAGTGATGCGCCAGAAAGACCTGTAGAAGGACAATTATGGTACGATACAAGTGACGGAGTAAATCAATTAAAGGTTTATGATGGAACTACATGGACTGCTAGCGGTGGATTAAAAAAATCTTCTTCGCAACCCGAAGTTAGCAATAGCACTGCTGGCGATTTATGGGTAAACACAGATAGTCAGCAATTATATCTTTTTACTGGAACAGGATGGGTGTTAGTTGGACCTGAATTTAGTGACGGTTTATTAACTGGAGCTGTATCTGAAAATATCACTGGATCGAATGATTCTGTTTACACAGTATTAACAATTAAAATAAAAAATAATCCTGCTATAATTATAGCAGACACTGCTTTTACTCCTAAAACTGTTATCCCTGGTTTTAGACAAGGTATCAAAGCAGGTATGAATATTACTAGTATACCACTGGTAGCAGATACCTTAAAATATTATGGAGTGTCTGAAAAAGCCGAAGCCTTAGTAATTGGAGACGAAGTAGTACCTGCTATAAACTTTTTAAGAGCAAATGCTAACAGTCAAACTAATTTTCCTATTTTAATTAAAAACAACGAAGGACTTACAGTTGGAACAGGTAACCAGTTTAAATTAGGGGTAGAAAATGAAGCTGTAGTGATGCAACAAAACATTGTAGGTTCTAGCATAGATTTTAGGTTAAAAACATCATCTGCACTGCCAACTGTAATGAGATTAGATTCTGAAGGATTTGTAGGAGTTAATACAACTGCACCAGAAGTAGAATTAGATGTAAAAGGAAATTTAAAAATTTCGCCAAGAGAAGGTAGCCCAGATACAGGTGTTTTAAATGTTGCAAACACAACAAATAGCACAAGTATTAATAGTGGCGCTATAATTACATCTGGTGGCGCAGGCATTGCACTAGATCTAAATGTTGGTGGAAATGTCGATATTGGAGGTATCTTAGTAAGCGGTAATGTTACACCTGATGAATCAGGTGTAAGAAACATAGGTACTACTAATAACAAATATAATCAAGTATTTGCAAATAGTTTTATAGGTAATGTTCAAGGTAATGTTAGTGGTACGGTTACAGGTAGAGCAGGTTCTGCAGACAGATTAGCAAGTGCTACGACTTTTACTGTGACAGGCGATGTTGAAAACAATAGTTTTGAGTTTGACGGTCAAACAGGCGGCACAACCAAAAGTTTCAATGTACAAATTGCAAATAGTTTTATTGCTAATAAAGATGTTACCTTTGATGCAGGTAACGCAGACGAATTATTATTAAATGTTAAAACAGGCGAAACGGGAGTTTATAGGATATCAAAAAGAAATTTCCTCAAAACGATTCCGTTAGTACCAGCAGGCGCAATTATGCCGTTTGGCGGAGAAGAAGCGCCACAGGGGTGGTTATTTTGTGATGGCAGCGAAGTTCAAAAATCAGACTATACAGAATTGTATAATGCAATAGGATTTAATTTTAAGGATGCTTCTTTGTTATCAGACGCTGGTGTAAATACTTTTGCACTACCTGATCTTAGAGGTAGATTTGCATTAGGTCTCGATAATATGGGAGGACCGAGTGCAAATCGTGTTACTAATATTGCAGCGGATGCAATAGGCGGTAACGCAGGTAGTGAAACTAAAAATATTAATGTAGAAAACCTTCCTGAACACGAACACGATATGGAAGCACCGACAGGAGCTCAATACTACGGTCTAAGGGTTGGATCTGGTGAACCAACTGACGAAGAAGCAATACCATTTACAATTGATCCTGGCACAGGCGGTACTCAAGCGTATCCAGCAAGCGGAGGAGTTAAAACTACTGGCGATCTTGCACAACCTCTAGATACAATGAACCCATATCTAGCTGTTAACTACATAATTTATACGGGGCAATAATAAATGAGTTATCAATTAAACAAAACAGATGGAACATTACTAACAGAATTAATAGATGGTCAAATAGATAACTCATCTACTAACCTTGTGTTAGTAGGACGAAATTATACAGGTTACGGCGAATACTTTAACGAAAATTTTATTAAACTTTTAGAGAATTTTTCAAATACTGCTGCCCCTAGTAATCCATTAGTTGGTCAATTATGGTATGACACAGCAGATCAAAGATTAAAAATCTATGACGGAACAACATGGAAAGCTAGTGGTGGACCTTATGTACAAGATACTCGTCCGCAAATGGTTGCAGGCGATTTATGGATTGATAACTTAAAAAATCAACTTTATGCTTTTGACGGAAATGATCTTCTATTAGTAGGACCTCAGTATGCAGACTCACAAGGATTAAGTGGATTTCAAATAGAAAGCATACTTGATACTCAATCTAGATCAAGAACTCTTGCTAATTTATATATTGGTGGCGAACTAGTAGCAGTAATGAGTGGACTTACATTTACACCAGTGTATAGCCAAAGAATTTTAGGTTTAGTAACAGATGATAATCCTAATGGCATCATATACGAAGGCATAAATGTCATAGATACAACAAACTTTAAGTTTTACGGAACAGCAAGCGGAGCAAATGCTCTTATAACAGGCTCAGGAATAACTAGAACAGCTGACCAATTTTTACCTTCTGATGCTAACGGTGTTACAGTAGGTACATTAACAGTACAAAATTCAGGTGGTATAACAATTGGTCTGTCGCAAAACCATGTTCAAAAAGTTGTAGGCCCACGTTTTTACTTTGAAAATCAACTTCTAGATAATGATATTAGTTTAAGAGTTAGAACTACACCGTCTGGAGCGGTGATTATCGATGCATTATACATTGATGCATCTGAAGAAAAAATTGGTATTTTTACTAATACGCCTGAATATACGTTTGATATAAACGGAGATTTACGAGTAACTGGAGATCTTGTTGTTGAAGGCGATACTACAACAGTTGAAACTGCTACATTGTTAGTTGAAGACAAAAATATAGAGCTAGCACATGTTAATGGTGGTAGTTATGGTGATAATACTGTTGTAGACGGCGGCGGCCTAACACTATTATCTAGTTCTGGAAATAAAACTTTTGTTTGGAAAAATACTGCTAATGCATGGACTTCAGGTTCTAATATAGATTTAACTACAACAACTTCAACTTATAAAATTGCTGGAGTAGATAAAGTATTAAATGATAGATTAGGTTCGAGTATAATTTATGCTACTGGTTTAGTAAGAGTAGGAACCCTAGAATATCTAAATGTAGATAGTATAGGAATAGATGGTAATACTATTCAAAGTGCTACTACTTTAAATATTGCATCAAATGCAGTAGACGGCGATGGCAGAGGCATATCGATTACAGGTTTTGGAGACATACATGTAACCGATAGTCAAAAAATTACAGGGATAGCAGATCCTACAGAAAATCAAGATGCTGCTACAAAGTATTATGTTGACAATGTAGTTGCTACAGAACCTATTGTGTTTTCTATGGATATTACTGGACTAGGATCTGGTGCTACTTTATATACAAGTTTATCAGACTATTTAGATGATTTGTATCCTGCTGCACCAGAAAATGCAGGCAAACCGGCAAGAATACACGCAACGTCTTATGCAGGCGCCACAGTTAGTGGTATTAATGTATCTGTTGCAGACAATAATACAGGGGTTCTACAAAAATCGTATATAGATGTCGACTTAGCTGGCGGCGGAACCGGCGCAGTTATACAAGACATTGTTGCTAATACAACAGCATCTGGTAGTGCTGTACTAACACCAACTAGACAACTTTTAACCTTCCAATCGGACGGATCAGCATGGAATTTTGTAAGTGACACTGCATATCCATAATTGAATAAATAAGTATAATACTTAGGGGCTTGACACAATGGCATATCAAATTGATAGATACAATAATACACTACTTACTACAGTAGAGGACGGAACAGTAGATCAAACTACTGATCTTAAGTTTATAGGTAAAAACTATGCAGGTTATGGAGAAATCCAGAATGAAAACTTCCTGTTTTTGCTAGAAAATTTTAGTGGAGCAAATCAACCAGCAAGACCAATTAGCGGACAAGTTTGGTTTGATAGTGGCAACAGTAAACTTAAATTTTATGATGGTACACAGTGGAGAACTACTGGTGGTGCTGAAATAGGTGCAGACGAACCTGCAGGACTTGCTGAAGGTGATTTTTGGTGGGATAATGCCAATGATCAATTGTATGTTTATAATGGAACAGCATTTATATTAATTGGCCCACAGAATGCAGGCGAAGGCGTAACCCAAATGCAAAGTAGAGAAGTACTTGATGACGGTGGCGCAACAAGAAGTATAATTACTGGTACAATTAATGATAACGTTGTAATGATTATTAGTAGTAGTACGTTTACATTAGCAGCAAGTGAAACAGCCCTTAAAAATCTTGATGCATTTAATGTAATTACTAAAGGTATAACACTTATCAATTCGTCCTCAGGTGTAACATCAGATGCACACAGGTTCCAAGGCACTGCATCTAACTCAGATAAACTAGAAGGATTTTCTGCAGATCAGTTTGTTAGAACAACAAATCCAAATTTTAATACAGTTGTAACATTCCCAGATGCAGGTGTACAAATTGGTGATAGCCAGGATTTAAGAATTAAAGTTGAAAACGGCACAGAAGGTGTTATTTCTAACATTACTGGATTAAACAGTAAAATAAAATTTAAAGCAACAAATGGCACTGGACAAGAAACACATGTAGCTACATTTACAAGTGCAGGATTTAATCCTGCAACAAACAATACATTTGATTTAGGTAGTGCATCACTTGTATGGAATGATGTTTATGCTACTAACTTTGTAGGCATAGCATCTAAAGCTGCAACACTTAATGATGGTTCGGGAAATTATAGAACTGCTTCAGTTGCAACATCAAATAATACTGTTGCAGTAAGAGATGCTACAGGTAACCTAAGTGCAACATTGTTCCAAGGTACTGCTACACAAGCAAGATATGCAGACTTAGCAGAAAAATATAGCACAAGCGAAGAACTTGTTCCTGGCACAGTTGTTTGTGTATGCAAACACGATGATCATGAAGTTGAAGCTGCAAATAGAGGGTGTATAGCAATTGGTGTTGTATCAACAGATCCTGCTGTAATGATGAATAGTGATGCAGAAGGACAATACATTGGTCTAAAAGGACGATTGCCTGTAAGAGTAATTGGACCAGTTGAAAAAGGCGATGCTGTATATGTTGACGACAATGGTTGTGCAAGTACAGCAATTAATGGAGGTTCAGTTGTTGGCATTGCATTAGAGAGCAACTTTGACGAGGGTGAAAAACTAGTAGAATGTGTTCTAAAGGTATAAGGGATCGTCATGGCAGAAATTACAGCAGCACGAATTAACAATCTGCAATCTAGAATAGAGCTAGTATTAGGTAACGGATCGGGTCAAACAGGATATGGTCAAACATTAGAAAGCACTCAAGTGCTACCTGGAGACATTATTGACGCAGATCATGTTAATGCTTTATATGCAGATATTATTAAAGCTAGAATACACCAAGTTGGTCCTAGCCACCCTAGTGTTACAAGTGTTGCAGAACTTCTAGAAAACCAAAACGTTGTTGCTGACGAAACTTCTTTTATTGTAAACAATAGTGGTTTAGTATCATCTGATCCAGACGGTACTAAGAAAGGAATTTCAGATTTTGAAGATCTAATGAGTTTAGTAGAAATAGACAAGGTTTCAATTGATCCTAGTCAAGCAGGACTTGTAACAGCAGCTACATCTACTAGAACAAGTACATGGAACGGATTAATATATCACGAGTTTATTGTAACATTTTTTAGTGCAGATGCTAGAAGACATTTTTTTAATACAGGTGGCCAAATAAGATTGGATCCCTCCAATACAAATGCTTCTACACCAAAAGGATTAGATTGGGCAGCATTAACAAATGAAATTGGTATTATATCTTTTGATGCAAACGGAACTAGTGCAAGTTCAGGTTCTGGCGCAGCTATAGGAAATTTTGACTTAACTACTACTTACCAAACAGTGTATAGTAAAATTGGTTCTGGATCATACAGTGGAATATATGCTGGAAATACATTTCAATTAAAAGCTAGAGCAATTAGCGGAACCCAAATTTCTTTTAGAGCAGAATTTAACGATGTTGTAACTGACAACCTTATAGATAATAATGTCGATGGCACACTAAGAAGTGTAGTAAGTTTATATAGAGCAACAGGTGAAGTAAGCGTACCTGCTCCTGGTGTATTTACAAGTGTAGATTTAACAGGATCTACACCTGGATCAGGACCTAGGTACATACTTACACCTAGTGTCTCTGCTGTAAATGAAGGATCACCGTTTACAGTTACATTAAGTACATTTAATGTTGCTTCAGGAACAAACGTACCATATACAATTTCAGGCGTAACAGCAGACGATTTATTATCAGGTTCACTAACTGGAACATTTGTATTAAATGGAGCAGGAATTGCAGTTGCTACGTTCTCTGTACTTGCTGACGAAGCTACAGAAGGTATAGAGTTCTTTGACATTGCACTTGATAATAATCAAGCAACCGCAAGGGTTACAGTTAATGATACAAGCACAGAGCCAACTGAAGCTACATATGTCCTAAGTCCTAGTTCTGTGAGTATTAATGAGGGCGGAACTATTAGTTTTACGCTTACAACAACAAATATTACCAATGGCACACAAGTACCATTTACAATCAGTGGCATAGAAAGAGAAGATCTAGCAGACGGCACATACGACTGGGACGATTGGTATGACGAATTTAGACAAGTATACTGGGATGGTTTTACAAAAGCTGAAGTATTGCTTACAAAAGACATAGTGTTACCTTATTATACATCTAATAACGAATATTCAACATCATTAGGTACTAGATATGGATTATTTAGAAATCCAGGTGCAGCAGGTATTGCGTATTGGGTAAACGACATATTAAGTTTAGGTCAAGCAGAAGCTACATTTAGAAATAACTTTTTCTATGCAGCTAGCCTAAATACAATTCCATTAGAATATTTAGATTATTCTGGAGGGGAATCGGACGCTACTAGGTCATTAACTAATAGTAAAGACTTTATTGCTGGAACAGACGCAGGTGTTGCTATTGATAGAGGCACACCAGGCGGAAGTATTTCTGCAGAACTAACTGATTACTTTACAGTTTATAGTAATACAGCAGTTAAAAACTACAATGTTGTAGCTGACTATTTAACAGAAGGTAATCAAACAATGACTGTAGCACTTGATAACGGAAAAGCTACAGCAAGTATTACAGTAAATGATACAAGTATAGACGAAACAACGCCAGAAGCACCTATTGCAGTACCTGTTATAAACAGCTTTGCGTGGAACAGATCACCTGCATATTGGGGAGATCCAGTGTTTACATCATGGGACGTATCTAATGCTGATTCGATAAATGTTTCTATTTCAGGATTAGGCATTGCATCAACTACAGATAGTACAAATGCTACAGGTAGTAGTAATGTAATTGTACTAGAAGAAGCAGACGGAACAGGAAACCTTGTTGCTACACTTACTGCTACTAACGACGGCGGCAGCGTTTCTGCAACAACAGAAATTCCAGTTAGCGCACCACTACCGACAATTTCAGCATTCTATTCAGATCCATTAAGCGAAGTTGAAATAGGCGATCCTCTAAGACTAGTTTATGCAACTTCAAATGCAATCACAGCTTCAATTACAACTGATTTTGGTGTTAATTATAGCTCACTTGATTTACCAAGTGGAACTACTGGTGCAACTGTTTTTGACGGCACAAATTACGGCGGCCTAGGAACTAAAACAGCAACATTGTCAATTAGTAATGCGTCAAATGATACGTTAGAGCAAACTATAACATTTAACGTTGTAAATACTGTAGAGCCTGTAAGTCCGTCTTGGTTAGTAGCCCCTGAATGGGCAGGATTATTTGAAACTGTAGCATTTGGCACTACCGGAAGAGGCTTCCTGCAAGCAACAGGCGACATTGACTCAGTTGAATATACAGTAACTAAACCAGATGCAACTACAGAAACAGATGTAGTAGATTATACACCTGGTGATAATTACTATACACCTAACATTAGTTTCTCACAACAAGGTGCGTATACTATTTCAATGACAGTATCAGGAAGCGGCGGCTCGTTAACAGCCTCTGATACAGTAACAGTGTTACCGCCAGCTTAATGAATGAATACTTAATAGAAAATAAATAGTAATAAGGAGAAATAAAATTGCCTGTTACTATTAATGCGTCTAGATTTAATGACTTATATTCTCAAGTAGAACAAATTCTTGGACCCGCTACTTCTGCAACTTATGACTGGGATAGCTGGTACGATGAATACAAAACTACATACTGGAGCGGCGCTGCAAAATCAACTGTTCTTGCTTATAAAGATTTTGTGTTAAATTTATACGAGAGTAATGATGCTTTTAGTACAAGCCTAGGCACTAGATACGGATTGTTTAGAAAAGCAAAGGCATTGGGTGTAGCATATTGGGTAAATGATTTAACTAATGGCGTTGCTAGTCAAACACTGATAAACAACTTTTTCTATTCTGCAAGTCTCAGTACATTTGTCCAATCAGACGGCCAAACAGATGCTCAACGATCATTAACTTCTAGTAAAAGTTTTTTATATTCTGGAGTAGGAACTGTAGTATCAGATAGAGGCGTTGCTGGGTATGGTTACGGACAAACGCTATTAAGTTCTCCTGTTATTGCTGATACAGATATTATCGAAGATAACGAATATATCGACTTATACAAAGACATTGTAAGAATAGATGCGCACCAGAACGGATCGTCTATTACAATAGATCCTTTTGTTGTAGGCGACTATGCCACAAACTTAGCATCAACAGACAAAGTAGAAGAAGTATACATAGCAGGACTAGAATCTAAAGTGGCATCTTTAGAAACAACTAGATTTAATATTGATATAGGAGCGCAAGCAAATATTGTACCTTTATATCTTTCAAATGGTACTACTCAATTATCAAGTTCAAGAAGCTTAGTGTGGAGAACAACTGTTAGTCATATTTTTACTGTAGATTTTGGTAGCGAAACTAGTTTAGATAGTTTTTTTAATGCAGGCGGACAAGTGCGTTGCGCACTATCTATAGCTTATACAGGATCACAGATAAAAACAAAAAATTGGCAAACTTTGTTAAGTACGCTTGGTCAAATTGCTATAAGCATCGATAAAGTAACAGATAGTACAGGATTAACAACGACAAAAGGTTACGAAGATTTAAGTACTTCGTATACAAGAATTTATACTAGTGGTAGTGCTGTGTCATATAGTAATAATAGAGTTGTAATAGATGCTCTTAAAGTTAATTCACAAAAAATTCAAATCAAATTATCATGCCAAGATGCGCATAGTGAAGTAATTGACGAATACGTTCAAGGCACACTTTCTAGTTCTATGTTCTTAGCTGTTCCTAGCGGAAGCATCTTAATAAATGGTGAAACAATTGATACTGTTGTCTATGACGAATCTAGCATCATTGGTGCAACAACTTCTAATTTCTAAGCCAGACTTTCCTTGACAAACTAAAAAAAGTGTTATATACTATAAGTTAAAGTATAGTAGGAGTATCTCTATGGACGAAAGACTTAAAAAAGCTCTTGATTTTAGCAACTACATGGTTACTTTTAATAATCAAAAAAGATTATTAAAAGAAACGTACAATCAAGATCTTTTATATTATCATAATGGCGCTCAATTCACAGTAACTAGAGAATTAATTAATTTTTGTTACACTCTGTTATCAACAGATAATACTGAAGTTGTTTTAGTTGATGATAACGGAATACCTGTTCAAATTACAGATTTAGATGACTTCCATTCTAATATTATAGATGTTTACTTTACAGCATCTAATGAATATTATAACAAATTTATGAATTTAAAAAAGCAAAGATCGGTACCTAATTTAGTTGACGCAAATGAGTAAAGGTGTATTAGTAATTGCTAGAAACAACAATAACATTGACTATGTAAAACAAGCAGTGTTTCTAGCCAAACGAGTAAAAAAATATCTAAATCTACCTACATCAATTATTACAGACAATGTTGCGTATTTAGAAAAAGCGTTTGATAAGAATATTTTTGATAAAATTATAAAAGTTGATTACGAACACAAATCAAACTCAAGAAACTTTTATGATGGCGGACTTGCATCAAAAACTGACACTTTTAAAAATTCGTCAAGATCGTCTGCATATGATTTATCGCCTTATGACGAAACTCTTTTATTAGATAGTGATTTTGTAATCAATAATGATTTGTTTTTAAATTGTTTTGATAGCGATCAAGACTTACTATTGTATAAAAAATCTTACGAACTAAGCGGAACAAGAAATCAAAAAGAGTTTGAGTTTATAAGCGATAGTGGATGTGAGTTTTACTGGGCAACCTGTGTATTTTTTAGAAAAACAGACGACAATAAATTGTTTTTTGATTTAATAAAACATATACAAGAAGAATGGAATCATTATAGAAGAGTATATCAAATACAATCAAACTTATTTAGAAACGACTTTGCTTTTAGTATTGCATTGCATATTTTAAATGGTTTTAACAAAGGTAGCTTTTGTGGAGAGATGCCTGGTAAATTGCTTTACATTACAGATCAAGACATATTGTGGAATATGAACGACGAAAATATGCTGTTTTTAGTTGCTAAAAAAGATTATTTAGGCGAATATTATGCAATTAATACCAAAGATATGAATATGCATGTAATGAATAAGTTTAGTTTATCTAGAATAATAGATGAGGTAGATTATGAGTAAAGGATTTTTAGTACTTGCACAAAATTCAAAGTCTGGCAATTATGTAATGCAAGCATGTTTGTTAGCAATGAGTTTACGAGCTAATAATAATTATAAAATTAGTTTAGTTACTGACAATGATGTTCCTGAGCAATATGTAGATCTTTTTGATAAAGTTATTCCTATACCATTCGGCGACGATGCAGAAGATAAAGAATGGAAGATAGAAAATAGGTGGAAATTATTCCACGCAACTCCTTATGACGAAACAATAGTTTTAGACACTGATATGCTAGTGTTAGAAAACATAGACAATTGGTGGAAATTTTTAAACAATTACAATGTATATTATACTAGTAATGTTTATGATTATAGAGGTAATATTGCTGATACATCTTATTATAGAAAAGCGTTTATAGAAAATAATCTTCCAAATCTTTTTTCTGGATTTCATTATTTTAAGAAAAACGATTTTGCAATGAACTTTTATAAAGAATTAGAAACAGTAGTAAAAGATTATGGTAAATTTTATTCAACTGTTGTAAAAAAATCTACACCTAGTTTTCCTAGTATGGATGTATGTGCTGCTATTGCTGCTGTTAATTTAGATTGTGTAGATCAAATAACTAATCCATTTGTAAAAAATCCTACATTTGTACATATGAAGCCATATTGTCAAGGTTGGGATAATGTTACAAAAAGCTGGTTAGATAAGGTTGGTTGCTATATAAATCCTAACTGCCAAATAAAAATAGGAAACTATTTTCAAACAGGTATATTACACTATACTGAAAATGAATTTATAGAAAAAACGCCTGTATTAGAACGTTACAAGGTATTACTAAATGTCTAATCTAAAAGAATTACTAAAAAGTATAAAAGTACAACAAGCTGAACAAAACGAAAGCTATGTTTCTTACGATAAAAAAGACCATAAAATTTATAAAATTACAAATCGTCGTCCACTAGAAACAGAATATGAGGTAGTTGCAGTTTCAACAGACACAGTAAAACCTATTTTAGAAGGTTCTAAAAGTGTTTCTGACTTTACTGTTGTATATGATTTTGCTTCAAAGCAAGTAGTTGTAAAAGAATTAAATTATGAAGATCATTATAATTCTGCAGGATCTTTTATACACGAATTTACTAGAACTAGTGTATCTAAAGATAGTCACACAAACTTTGATAAAATTTATGATGGCGCAATTATCGATATATGGATTAAACAAGATTCGTACCAAAAAAATCAACTTGTATACTATCAAGGAAATATTTACAAATTATTAGAAACTAATAAAGAAAATGAAGATTTTAATTTTAATTGTGCTTCATTATTTGTAGAAGATGTAAAACTTACAACAGCGTCTACAACAGATCATACAGTATCCTTAGAAGTTAATAAACCTATTTTTGAAGGAGTACATGTAGACGTTTGGTATAAAGAATTAGAGCATGTAACTGGACAACATGTATTCTATAAAGGAATAATTTATAAATTTATTAAAGACCAAAAAAGTAACACTAACTTTAAAAAAGAAAATTGCAAAGTTATTCTTGAAGATGTAATTTTATACAACGACGAAAATAAAATACTAAAATTTCAAGATGTTACTAAAATAGGCGAAAAGTTTTTAGACTATAATAAACTGTATATGCGAGATTTACACGAGATTGCACATAACAGAGAGTTTGGAGAAATTTTCTTTTATTCAGGAAATAATTTAATTGAAGTTAAAGACGATGAAATTAGTGTAATCAATTTAACAAGCAGTGACATTTATTCAGTTGATAAAGATTTTCTAAATATAGAAAATGTAGAAAATTTAAAGAATGGTTCAAAAGTTTTAATAGGTAAAGAATTATACAAGTATAGTATAGACAAAACATTTGATTTAGTAATTAGACAAAATAATAAATTAAAACGCTGGGAATTTATGTTAAATCCGTATACTAAAAAGTTCTTAAAATTATCTGGTTATTCTACCGATGACGTAGTATATTTTAGTGTAACAGAAAAATATGATCCAAACATATTATATAAATCTATTACTATAAATGTACAAGAATTAATTAATAATAAAGAATGTTATGTTCCATTTGATAACAATTGGAATCCTACAGATTGCGAGACAAGTGTTTACACAACAAAATATTTTGAAAATTATGGACATGAGGTAATTGACTAAATGAGTAAGTTTAAGCCGATAGATTATGATATAATATATCTTTCATATGACGAACCAAACGCAGAAAAAAACTATGCAGATCTTTGTAGCAAGGTTCCTTGGGCAAAACGTGTTCACGGTGTAAAAGGGTCAGATGAAGCACACAAAGCCTGTGCAAGATTAAGCGAGACAGATCGTTTTATTACAATTGACGGCGACAACATAATAGACGAAAATTTTTTAAATCAAGAAATTGATTTTGATGAACACGAAGATTTAACAAGTTGTGTAATTAGCTGGGCAGGAAAAAATGTAGTTAATGGATTAATGTACGGTAACGGAGGGATCAAGTGCTGGCCCAAAGACTTTGTACTACGTATGCGCACTCATGAAAATGCAGATCCAAAAAATGCACATGCGCAAGTAGATTTTTGCTGGGATGTTAGATACATTCAACAAAATAGTTGTTTTTCGGATGTATATAACAATGCTACTCCGCACCAAGCATGGAGAGCAGGATTTAGAGAAGGAGTCAAGATGGCTCTCGATCGTGGTGTAAAAGTAACTGTAGAAGAGTTCCACAAAAATCATTGGAAAAATTTACATCGTCTTTACGTTTGGTTGATGGTAGGTGCTGACGTAGAAAATGGTCTATGGGCTATATACGGTGCTCGTGAAGGATTATGGCGGACTATGTGTACAGATTGGGATTATGTAAATGTTCGTGATTTTGATTATTTAAATGAACACTGGGATGAGTTAATAGAAACTGTAACAGAAGAAAATTTAGAAAATGAAATAGAACTTTTAGGAGATATACTTATTGAAAAATTAGAAATTCCTATATCTACTATTCCATTAAATGGGTCTCAAAGTAAATTTTTTAAAGCAGTCTATACTAATCCAAATAGATTAGATCAAATTATTGATATAGAATAAAGGAGCACTCTTGTCAAAAAGCTCGTATAACTCTAACGCAGAAATTGCAAGAGAAAAGCTTAATAATATAAGTTGTTCAATGTGTCTTGCTAAGTGGACACAAGTAACAATGCATCTACATAATGGACATACGCATAGCTGTCATCATCCTGCTCCACATTTTGTTCCTTTAGATGAGCTAAAAAGAAATCCTCACGCATTGCATAATTCAATTTACAAAATTAAACAACGCAAAAAAATGTTAGCAGGTGAACAGCCGGAAGAGTGCAATTACTGTTGGAATATTGAAAACTTAAACCAAGGTCATCTAAGTGATAGACATTACAAGAGCGGCGAAGATTGGAATGAAGGCCAATTAGAAAAAATACAACTTAATCCTTTAGATGAAAAGTTTTTGCCTACATATGTAGAAGTTAGTTTTAATAATACTTGCAATTTTGCTTGCATGTATTGTAGCCCCCAAATCTCTAGTAAATGGATGGAAGACGTTAAACAGTGTGGAGGTTACGATATAGGAGACTACGAAGTACATAATTTAGATTACATGAAATCTAAAAATCTTATACCTATACTTGCAAGGGAAGAGAATCCTTACATTGATGCATTTTGGAAAATTTGGCCTGAGCTTTATACAAACTTAAAAGTATTTCGTATTACAGGTGGCGAACCGCTGTTAAGTAAACATACTTGGCGTATATTAGAATACATACAAGAAAATCCTAATCCTAATCTTGTCTTAGGCATTAATACTAATCTTGGAGTACAAGATGTGTTTATAGATAGACTTATAGAAATTGCAAATGATCTAATACTTAATAATAAAATTAAAAATTTTGATTTATATACAAGTGTTGAAAGTTTTGGTGAACAAGCAGAATACATACGTGACGGAATGGAGTTTGATAGATTTTTAGTTAATCTGAATAGAGTTACAACAGAAATACCTATGTTAGATTGGAAAGCTAAAACAATCATTATGGCAACATACAATCTATTAAGTATTCCAAATTTTAGAAAATTGTTAGAATGGCTTTTAGAATGGAGAAAGATAAATGGTTCTAATACTTGGAAAAAACTTTGGTTAGATATTAGTTATCTAACTTATCCTGATTGGCAAACAGTTGCACTTGCAGGTGAAAATGAATTACGTATTATGGAAGAAGATTTAACATTTATGTTATCTAATAAGGAACAATTAATTGGGCACTACGGCTTCCAAGATACAGAAATTGAAAAAATGCGACGAGCAATTGATTTTGTTAAATCTAATTTAGATAAAGATAAGTCGAGAGAAATGAAACAGTTTTATAAATTTTTTAGTGCATATGATTTTAGAAGACAAAAAGATTTTTTAAGTACATTCCCTAATTTTACAAAATTCTATTATCAGTGCAAGGAGTTAGCAGATGGATAAAGTTTTAGTTTGGGCAAGACAAGATTTAACAGAAGCTAAATGGAAAAGAACTGATTTTAATGAACCATTATATTGGTTTCATAGTGGACTTAAAAAAGAACATCTTGAAGGATTTCATGCACATGTTGATCCTTACATTTCATTAGGAGCAACAAGATTTCCTGCAACAAGTGTGTATCAACCAGTAACTAGTTTAAAGCAAGTTAAAAATAAAAAATATTATTATCCTGTGCCATTTCAGCCTCATCCAAATTTAGCAAAAACTTGGAAAGAAATTGCATATATTGAACCTGAGCATTTAAAAAAAATTAAAAAAGGAATGTGTAAAATTTTAATTCTTAATGTAATGGAAGGTTGGAGTTTCAATACACATTTTAAAAATATAATCGATGTCTTTATTGAAAAATATAATTTAAATTATCATAATTTTGTTATTTGTAGTGGAAATATGTTAACACCTGACTTTAATACTAAATCAGTTTATTATAATTGGTGGGAACAACATATGCGTAATGACAGAGCACTTTTTGACTATGCATCTATGTATCGAGTATTACAACCGTATGAACGTAATAGAAAACATAAATTTATTTGTTTAAATAGGCGCCCCCACGCCCATAGATTATTGTTGTCAGAATTTTTATATACAAATAACTATCATAATGATGGTATATTAACTTGTTGTAAAGAAACTGATAATGGCAATACTATTTATTACGAAACATCTTTAAAGAGTTGTCAAGAGTATTATCCAAATATATGGAAAAATTTTAACGTAGATTTTTTAGATAAATTGCCTTTAGTATATAAAGATGGAATAAATGCGGCAGATGATAATCCTACTGTAGATACCAAACCTGACAAATTTTACAATAGTTGGTTACATATTGTTACTGAAACATATGCTCACAACGGACAAAGTTTTTTTAGTGAAAAAATATTTAAACCTATAATTTATTGGCAACCTTTTATTTTACTCGGTGCTTATAATGATTTAAAAAATTTTAGAAGTTTAGGATATAAAACTTTTGATGGGATAATAGATGAAAGTTACGATGATGTTTTTGATAATGCAGAACGATTACAAACTGTATTTAAAGAAATAAGTAGGATTATTTCTATGGATAATACTGAATTAAAAAAGTTATATAGTGATTGTCATGAAATTTTAACACATAATTTTTATCATTGGATGTATAGACAAAATAATATACATGCTGATCTTAGGAAAGATCTGTTGGAGGCACTATATGGCTAGGTTATTTGCCTTTGGGTGTAGTTATACATATGGTCATGGACTTGTAGATTGTATAGTAGGAAAGAACGAAGCAGGTCCTGAACCGAGTAAATTAGTATATGTTAATTTGATTGCTGATTATTTGAATATAAAAGAAGTAAAAAATTGCGCTTATCCTGGAAAAAGTAATAAATGGATTTTAAGTGCATTAGAAACATATTTAGATTTAATAAAACCTGATGACACAGTTATATTACAATGGAGTTTTATGGAACGAGATTGTATATTAGGCAATGAATTTAGAAAAAATTATATCAAATCTACGGATCTTGGGCCTTGGAAAAAAGACTATGTATCAACTACGTATTATAAAATGTTTTATAGTTCATACAACAATGAAAAAACCACTAGCTGGTACATAAATTATGCAGACTTCTTACTCAAACATAACAATATAACTAAAGTGTTACATACTGCACCTCCAGGTGGCGAAGATATTAAAAAAAATATTATATGCAAGGAAAATTATTGGAATACGTGTTTAGCTGATCATACTATTGATTATGCACAAGATAAAAATCATCCAGGTCCAAAAACACACCAATTATTTGCAAAATTAATGTTAGAAAAATTTCCATGGTTGAAAGAGTAACAATTAAATGAATAGAATAATTACTTTTGGTTGTAGTTTTACATACGGTCATGGACTTAGAGATTGTATTAATGAAAATTTAGGTCCAGGAAAATATCCTAGTATGTTTTCTTGGCCTAACTTAATTGCAAAAAAGTTAAACAAAGAAATTGTAAATATGGCTCACTGTGGTGCAAGTAACAAACAAATTGCACACTTAGTAGATAATTTTCAATTTCATGAAACAGATATTTGTTTGATACAATGGACATTGATAAACAGATATACTATTTTTTTCCAAGACAACACTATACAACAAATAACCCCTAACTCAAAAACACAAAAGGCAAAAAATTATTACAAAATGATGATGAATTTATATAACGTATATGATAAATCTATCGATATTAGATTATTATTAAACGGAATAAATTACAAATTAAAAAATAAAAACATTAAAACTATTAATTTTTCTCCTATAACAGTTAGAGATAAATTTGATAACGATCAAAAATTATTTGAAAATTTAGTTAAATTTGATTTTTCTGTAGATAAAAACAATATAGGATTTTTACCATATGTAGACGTTGGATTAGATAATTGGCACCCGGGTCCTAAAGCACATAAACAATTTGCAGAATATATACTAGAGGAATATCCTTGGCTAAAAGACTAGAAGAAACAGATCCGCAAGCAGCAGCGTTAGAAGTGATTCCTTTACTTAATGAGATATCACCTAGTATGTGTATGGCTAAATGGTTGTGGTCTAGTATCCATTTAACAACAGGATTAACTAATAGTTGTTTTTTGCCTCCATTGCATAAAATAGATGCAGACGAAGTTGAAGAAAATTTTAAAGCACTGCACAATACAGCACAAAAGAAAAAAGAACGTGCTGCAATGTTATGCGGTGATAAGCCAGAAGGTTGTTCAACATGCTGGAAGGTTGAAGCAATGCAAGGTGATCATCTCAGTGATAGATTTTATCGTTCATCAGAACCTTGGGCACAAGATGGCTGGGATGATGTAATTGCTAAAGGAGCCGACGGAGATATCGAACCACGATATTTAGAAGTAAATTTTAATCATGCTTGTAATCTAGCATGCTCATACTGCTCTCCGCATCTAAGTTCTAAATGGGCAGAAGATATAGAACAAAACGGCCCATACCCTACACTAGTACCGCACAACAGTATTGACTACTTTAAGCAAACAGGACAATATCCAATTCCTGTTAGAGAATACAATCCTTATGTAGAAGCATTTTGGAAATGGTGGCCTGAATTATATCCTAAACTAAAACACTTTCGTATGACAGGCGGCGAACCGTTACTTGACAAGAATACATTTCGTGTGTTAGATTATGTAGTAGACAACGGACGTCCTGATCTTGATATGAGTATCACCTCAAATGCAAGTGTGCCTGAGAAAAATTGGAATCGTTTTGTAGATACAGTAAGTTTTATTACAGAATACAATAAACTAAATTCATTCAGATTGTACGTAAGTGTAGATGGATGGGGAGAACAAGCAGAGTACATGCGTGATGGTTTAGACTTTGATCGTTTATGGAACAACGTAAACAACTATCTATCAAAGACACACAACGGTCTAGTAACGTTTATTGTTACGTTTAATATGTTGAGCTTGCCTAGCATTAAACGCTTGCTAGAGGGCATATATGCGCTACAAAAGGCCCATAATGTGCGTAAAGTACGCAGAGACGAAACTACAGGCAAATTAACATACTACGGCAATCATCGTGTGTTTGTAGATACTCCTGCACTACATCATCCTGCATGGCAAAGTTTAAAACTTGCTCCGCAAGAATATTGGCATTATGCAGAAGAAGCATTAGAGTTTATGAAAGCTCATCCTGATGGACAACGAGAAACACGTTGGACAGGGTTTAAACCACACCAAATTGCTAGATTTGAACGCTCAATAGAATTTATGAAAGAAGGATTTGCTGCAGAACAAGAACGTACAGCAGCACAGCAAAACTTTGTTAGATTTTTTACAGAATACGACAAACGCCGCAACATAAGTTTTGAAAAAGCATTTCCTGAATTTAACGGATTAAAAGAAAAATGGAACAAAGATTAACTAGTCCTAATGATACAGGTCTTTATAGTAATATATCCCTTGGAAATATTTGGTTTCCAAATCTAAAAACTCAACTACAACAAGGTTGGGCCGAAGTTTGGAAAGATTTACAACAAACATATTTTAAAAATGTAGGAAATCCTTATGCTGTATATTTCAGTGTTGACAGAATCAAATGGTTAGAATCTAGCAATGCTATAATATCTGATAGAAACAGAGAAATATGTAATAAAAAAGGATTAAAGTTTTATCTGTGGGAACCGTTGTCAACATACGACACAAGAGTAGACAAAGATGGCATCTACACTAGTTGGAGCAACACAGATGCAGAACATATTAGAGCTAGAGAACTAGACAGTATTCAGCAGTATGTACAAAACAATGGGCTAACAAAAGTAGAAGTATACAGTCCTAGTTACAACAGCAAAAAATATTTTCAAACACACTATCCAGAACTTGAAATTGACTGTACGCCTGTAGGATGGATATATCCTGCTACAATAAATGTTGATGAACAAGAAGGCGTACACGATGGTAATTTAATTACTAAAAAGTTTTGGTGTGGCAATTGGCGTTATGCCAGTCATAGACATTGTGTAGCAAGCTACCTAACAGAAACCGCAGACAGTTATAATCTTAGTTGGTTATACAACAGTAACGAAAAGGTATTGCTAGATAATGCTTACTCAGAAAACTTACCGTGTGTTGATGTATTACGCAATGGAGCAAACAAACTAGCTGAACTTGCACCCTTGAGTATGGACATTCCTGTAAAAGAAAAATTAAACATAGATGATTACATTGATATTCATATAGACACAAATCCTAAAGATTCGTATGCAGAATGTTTTTGTGCTATTGTCAATGAAACACGTTACGCAGAACCAACAGGTCTCTTGACAGAAAAGATAATGAATGCTATGCTTAACTATAAGCCTGTAATAATGCTAGGACCTCCAGGTAATTTAGAATACATGAGAGCCTGGGGATTTATGACATTTAGCGATTGGTTTGACGAAAGTTATGATACAGAACAGGATCATAGTAAACGTATGAAAAAAGTATTTGAACTAATTGACTGGATTAATTCAAAAAGTATAGACGACTTAAAAGATATGTATGCAGACATGGCATATGTTTTAATTCATAACAAAACATGGATAGAAGAACTACAAGAACGTCTACTAGAAGCACCTATTACTAAAAACAAAATATACAAGAGAATACGATATGCTAATTAAAAATGAAAAGCCTCTTAAAATTATTGGATACGAACAAAGCATACTCACACAGGACAGTATGTTCTATGGTAAGAACTTTGTTAATGAAGATTGCAGTATCATGAGTCCTCAAGAGTTTAAGCAATTGCAAAACAAAGATGACTTTCAGTACTTTATAGGATTTGCATTAGATTTACAAGAACGTGCGCAAACAGTAGATTTGCTAGACGAATACGACTGCGATTGTGTAACATATATTCATGACACTGCTGTTATACATGAAGGCGCAGTTATTGGAAAAGGGTCATGTGTTGCTAACTTTAGTACAGTTATGCAAGGTGCTGTAGTGGGCAAACACTGCTTTATTGAAACATATTGTTTGATTAGTCACGATGTTACTGTGGGTGACAATTGTATGTTCCACAGTGGTTCAATGATTGCTGGTAAAACAAACATAGGCAAGAATTGTATGTTTAATTTTAAAAGTGGTGCAATAAACAAAATAGATGTATGTGATAATGTTACCCTAGGTGCATTTTCTAACCTAACTAAAAGTGTTGATACCGCAGGAATATATGTAGGATCCCCTGCTAGATTGTTAAAGGCAATGTAATGAGTTTTGATGTTGTAGAACAATTTGAACATGAAGTAGCAAACTTTTTTGGCGCACCTTATGCTGTAGCAACAGACAGTTGTACACATGCTATAGAATTATGTTTGCGTTATAAGAATATAAAACATACAGCTTGTCCAAAAAACACATACCTAAGTGTTCCAATGACACTAGAAAAATTAAATATTGGTTGGCATTTTATAGGCGAAGAATGGTATGAATACTATCAATTTCCAAACACTCGTATAATTGATGCAGCAGTTTTATGGAGAGAGAAAAGTTACATATCAGGCACTTTTATGTGTTTAAGTTTTCAATTTAAAAAACATCTAGGTCTAGGTAGAGGCGGAATAATTTTATGTGACAGTGCGTTAGATCGTGCAGAGCTAATAAAAATGAGTTATGACGGTAGACACAGAAATACACCTTGGGCAGAACAACAAGTATACCAAATGGGTTATCACTATTATATGACGCCTGAAACGGCTCAACTAGGCATAGATAGAATTAAAAACGCAATAGTATCAAAACCTAAAAAATGGTCATACAAAGATTATCCTGATCTGTCTACAATGCCTGTGTTTAGCAATAAATAATATACGTATATTATAGGAGTAAGAAATGAATATCGGTTTTATCGGTGTAGGTAAACTTGGCATGCCATGTGCAGAAGCTATTGTACAAAAAGGCCATAATGTGTCTGGATACGATATTGCACCTAGAACAAGTGACTTTGTAACAGTAGTTGACACAATTGAAGATGTTGTAAAAGATCGAGATATTGTGTTTGTTGCTGTTCCAACGCCGCACGATACAGATTATGATGGCAGAGCTCCTACAGCACATTTAGAACCTAAAGACTTTGGATATGGCATTGTTCAACATGTTATAGAAGAAGCAAACAAGCATATGAACAAAGATCAGTTGCTTGTTCTTATTAGTACAGTGTTACCTGGTACAACACGCAGAGAGTTTGTACAGCTAGTTACTAACACACGTTTTGTATACAATCCTTATTTAATTGCTATGGGCAGTGTAGCATGGGATATGGTAAATCCAGAAATGGTAATGATTGGCACAGAAGATGGAAGCAAAACAGGCGATGCAAAACAGCTTGTAGACTTTTATAAAACCGTAATGGAAAACGATCCTCGCTATGTAATTGGTACATGGGACGAGTGTGAATGTATTAAAGTATTCTACAATACATTTATTAGTGCTAAAATTGGACTAGTGAATATGATACAAGACGTTGCAGAACGTCAAGGAAACATTAATGTTGATGTTGTAACAGATGCACTAGCACAAAGTACTATGCGTATTATGGGCCCGCAGTATATGAAAGCAGGAATGGGAGATGGTGGCGCATGCCATCCACGTGATAACATTGCACTACGCTACATGGCACAAGAACTAGGACTAGGTTACGACTTGTTTGACAGTATAATGCATGCTAGAGAAATACAAGCAGAAAATCTTGCACTTAAACTAGTAGAACAAGCAAACGAACATAACTTGCCTATTTACATTCACGGTAAAGCATATAAGCCAGGTGTAGAATACTGTGATGGTAGTTATAGTTTACTAGTCGGACACTACTGTGAAGCACATGGCTTTGCTCCTACGTATATTGATCCATTAACTGGAGACAATAACGAACCAAACGGGCCTTGTGTAATGTTATTAGCTCATAGTGCTAGTACAACTTACAAGTATATGAAAGAGGAAGGCGATGACACTGACACACTTTATTGTGTTGTACCTGCAGGCAGTGTAGTTGTAGATCCTTGGCGCAGTTTTGTATCTAACGTAAGCAAAGTTATCTATTACGGCAACACAAGAAATGTATGACATTGTTTTTATATCATATCAAGAACCAAACGCAGATGAAAATTTTAAAAAATTAAAACAACAGTTTCCTATGGCAAAACGTGTACACGGTGTTAAAGGTATACATCAGGCACATATTGACGCAGCTAAAAAATGTTTTACTAAAATGTTTTGGGTAGTTGATGCAGATGCGTTGATTGTAGATGACTTTAATTTTGACTACGAAGTAGACGAATACGATCTAGAAACTGTTCACGTATGGCGCAGTAAAAATCCTATTAATGACTTAGTATATGGATATGGTGGAATAAAATTACTTCCTCGTAGATTAACTATTAATATGGATACTAGTAAGCCTGATATGACTACTAGCATCAGTTCAAAATTTAAAGCAGTTCACAAAGTTGCAAACGTAACAGCATTTAATACTGACCCATTTAATACCTGGAAAAGTGCATTTCGTGAATGTGCTAAACTTAGTAGTAAAATAATTGATAGGCAGAAAAATGACGAAACAGAAAAAAGACTTGAAACGTGGTGTACAGTTGGAGAAGACAGACCTTACGGTTCCTATGCTCTTGCCGGTGCTAGGGCTGGCCGTGAGTTTGGCCTTTCTAATCGCGATGATCTTAAGTTAATAAATGATTTTGATTGGCTAAAGGAGTGTTTTAATGAGCAATACAGTTAATCTTTTAAATGGATTAGAGTATCTTTATCCTAATAATAATACTATTAGTCAAATGAAAAGAACATTAAATAAATTTCCTAAATGCGAATCTGCGTTGGTCGATGCTTATAGTTTAGGACAATTAAAAAGCAAAGAATGGCTAGTAGAAAATCTTCCAGATAATTTAGGGACAGTTTTTATATGCGCAGGTTGGTACGGCACATTAGCTAGTATGATGTTTGAACGTGCTAGAGATAAGTTTGATAAAATTCGTAGTTTTGATATAGATGAAATGTGTGCTCCTATAGCAGATACTATAAATCGACCTTGGGTAATAGACGGTTGGCAATTTAAAGCATCGACAGCTAATATAAACGAATTAGATTATCCAACTGAATATGTTACCTTTCGTTCTAATGGAACTTCGCAAAATCTTGTAGACATGCCCAATACTATAATTAACACTAGCTGTGAGCACATAAAAGATTTTAATTTATGGTATGAAAAAATACCTGTAGGCACATGTGTTTTATTACAAACTAATAATTATTTTGATTTGCCTGAACATATTAATTGTTGTATAGACTTAGATGATTTTGCACGAATGACACCGATGGAAAACGTGTTCTATCAAGGAGAACTTAACTTATCTAAATATAAAAGATTTATGAGGATAGGTATAAAATGACAGTGTTAGTTTTAACAAATAAACGTGTGTTAAAAAAAACTAACTTGCGTGATATAAAAAAAAGAAATATAAAGTTTAAAAATTGGTTTTGTCCAATTGCAAAAAATGCTGTGTCATTCAGTGTAGATGGAAATGCTATGTCGGGTGTCTGTGGTAATTTAAGGATATCTACAGACACATCTCCTTGGTGGACAAAATTTGATGAAATAAAAAATTTATTACATAATGCAAGTAATAATTGTAGGATTTCGATTTGTTCTTGCGGAAGCGATTTGTTAGCATATAAATCCATTGATCAAGAAACATATGATTTATTTGTCGAGAAAGCTAATAGCGTTCGAGATTATAGTACTTTACCTAGTTTAACAAAAAAAGATGAAGTAATTGCACTAGGAGGAGCCAACAAAAATTTAGATTTTACTTTGACATTAGACTATACAAAAAGATGTAACTATGATTGTATATACTGTAGTCCGTTTGTTCATAATAATTATGGTAACTTTTTAAGTTTAGAAAAAATAAAAAAATTATTTGAGTGTTTGGAATTTAAATCTATGTCAAATTACAAACTTAATCTAATAATAACTGGTGGCGAACCTACACTTAGTAAAGAATTGATAGAATTAGTTGATTTATGTTATGAATACAGGTTTAGTCATATCACTATCAATAGTAACGGAACTGCTCCGTCTGCACTATATGAAAAATTATTAGAAAAAAACGTATTTTTTATTATAACATTACATGAAGAATTTGCAAACAAAAAACTTATTGAAAAAGTTTACACAATTTATAAAGAGAACTACTCTATGGTACAAGTAGATATGTTAGGAGATGACAAAAATAATAGAATTTTTTGGAATTTAGTAAAAAGTGTTTTTGGATTAGATTTTGATTCGATTAAAAAACAACATATTTATTACAATAAACGCATTGTAAACTCAATAGAAAAAATCAAACTACTCAAGGCTAGACAATTATGAAACAAAATTATTGCGGATATGTAGAAAAAGGCGCAAGAATAAAAATATACGATATAAACAACGAAACTTATGCATATATAAAACCTTGCTGTCATATTACACACGAACTTGAACCTTCTGAGTTTAGCAAACCTGTAAAAGTAGAATCTATTAAAGACATTATGAATCTAGCACCGTTACAATATTATAGAGATTACTTTGCTAATAATGATGACTTACATCCTGCGTGTATAGGTTGTAAAAACTATGAAACAAAAGGTATTAAAAGTCCTAGAGATAAGATCAATAGTATTAACTATTCAGAGTACGATATTAATAAATTAGATGTAGTGTTAGGTAACAGTTGTAATCTTGCATGTCCGTTTTGTACTAGTTATGCAAGTAGTTTAATTGATAAACTTTCTAATAAATTAGATGACGACAATAGGCCAAAGTCTTGGATACCTTTAACTAATTCTTTTAGTGCAGGTTCAACTAGAACAGCAGATGTTATTGCTGAAATACTACAACATTACAAAGTTCATACTCTTAAACTAATTGGCGGAGAACCCTTTTTAAAAGAAAATTGGGATAAGATTGCAGATGTTATTGATAAAGATTATTGTAGAGATTTACACTTAGAAGTTACTACAAACGGAACTATTCTTAATGAAGAAATATTTTCTCGTCTAAGTAAAACTAAAAGCGCACATTTACGCATTAGTGTAGACAGTATCGATTCTAACTATGAGTTTATACGCTGGCCACACAAATGGAGTAAGATGCACAAAAATTTAGAATACTTGCGAAATAATAAATTTGATAATATTCATATCAGCGTGTCGAACTTAGTTAACATATTTAATTTTGAGTTTTTGCCAGAAATTGAAGAATACTTTTGGGAAGTAAAAGATGTAGTAGGTTACAGTTGCGAAATCAAACCTAGTACACATTTAATGAATTATCAAAACTTACCAAAGCATATAATAGAAGATGTGCGTTCTCGGATTAAATCGTCAGGACTAAAGAAAACACTAGTACCTGGAAACAATAATTATACAACCGAACAATTAAAGAAAGAATTTACTGTATTACTAGCACAGCGTAATATGAAAGCTGAAGATGTAATTGGTCCACTAACTAGGCAACACTTTGGATTATAATGTTATTAGTAAAAACAATTAACGACGATATACAATCGACTACATTAGCAGATGCTAAAACAACTTTTAATAGTTTTAAAGGTTGGAAATGTTCTGCAGGATTTGATTTTCTATGGATAAACAGTGCAGGCGATGTATACGGTAATGTTTGCCGTCATAGCGGAAAATACGGAAATGTGTTTACTGATATAGTTTTGCCAACAGAACCTATGCTATGTCCTGCAGAAAAGTGTTATTGTGCAAGTGATATTAACATATCCAAAGCAAAAAATACTTTAGTAGATTTTAAAGTAATAAACAATGCACCGTTATACGATAATGCAGATATAATTGCTATAGGTTCAAACGAACGATATTTTTCAATAAATTGGAATATTGGAAAACGTTGTAATTACGATTGTAGTTATTGCCCTAGTAGTGTACATGATAACAACAGTCCACACATGCAGTTTACTGATTTTAAAAATGCTTTTGATAGCATTTATAAACAAGTAAATCTAGACAATATAAAAATAACATTTACAGGCGGCGAACCTACAATTAATCCTGCTTATAAAAACATAGTCGATTATTGTTTATCTCATAACAATGTTAGTGTATTTACAAATACTAACGGAACAACAAATAAAAAGCAATTATTAGATTATACTAATGCTGGTGGAATATATTTAAGCATACACTCTGAATATACACAATTAGATAAGTTATACGCAAAAATAGAATATGTTGCAAGTAATAAGATAGACACTGCACACTTAGTAATAAAGGTAATGCTGCCATTAGACTTTGATGAAACATATATAAATTTTGTAAACAAATGTAAAAAACTTGATAAAGAATGTGTATTTGTTAATGTAGAACCTTTGGTAGATAAGTCAAATAGCAATAAAATTTATCCGTATACAGATAAACAATTAAAGTATATTAGGACACTAGAATGGTAGATTATAAAGATATAATTGCAATGGAGTCTACAAGAGATAAAGACTACTATTATGTACATTGGAATATTGGAAAACGTTGCAATTATGATTGCATTTATTGTCCTGACAAACTTCACGACCTTACTAGTCCTCATAGAGATTTAGACAGTTTAAAATCTATTGCTGACAAAATAGAACTTAATAGTCCTAGAGAACGTGTGCGCATTTGGTTCACAGGAGGAGAGCCCACAGTTAATCCTGCTTTTATGGATTTGTGTAAGCATCTTAAAACTAAAAATGGATGGTTCGTGGGACTTAATACTAACGGTAGCAGAACTGCTGATTACTTTAAAGAACTTATAAATCAAATAGACATTATTCAATTTAGCAGCCATTTTGAGTACTTAAAGTTTGATGAATTTACTCACAAGTTAGTAGAAACGCATAAAGAAGCAAATAAGTTTCCGTACAAGCATGTAAGTTTAAATCTTATGATGGAACCAGAATTTTGGGACACCGCAGTTAAACTAGTAAAATTTTGTGAAGAGCATGGTATTATATACTATATGAAACGTATACGTAAAAAATGGGACGGTGAAAGATACGATCCTGTATATACAGAAGAACAGTTACGTTTTTTAAACGATAGTACATTTAGGTACGCACAATTGGAGAATGTAGATGAGGCCTGATTTAAAAGTTTATACACAAACAGAAAGTGCAGAGGTATGGGCTAATGACTTAGTTAAAGCAGATGCTGTTAATTTTGAAGGTTGGGATTGCGGCATAGGACTAGAAAGTTTAGAAATTACAGCAGACGGAACATTGTATAGAGGTACTTGCAAAGTTGGAGGTCCAATCGGACACGTTGATGACGAAGTATGGAACTTGCCAAAAGAGTTTATTACTTGTACAGTATCTAAATGTACTTGCGTAGCTGATTTAAAAAGTACACGAAAAAAGAAATGAAACTTTTAAAATTAACATTTGAAAGACATACTATTAGTATAAGACTAAATGACAACGATTTTATTAATCGTTGGTTAACTGACCTTCAACAATATATAGATAATAAAAATTATAGTTACCAAATTACACTAAACGGATTTGTAGGCAAAGATAGTTTTAAACAACTAAGACTTATAATACAAGAAATTAACAAAGCATACTCTCAATCTATTCCTTATTTGTATACAGAAAAGTTTGAGTTTACAATACAAGAATTAAGTGACTTGCATTACATTTACGAACAACTGGCTGTAAATCCTCTATATAAATCTATAATAGGACTATTAGACAAGTTTAATGACTGTATACATCATGCAGAAGAAGCAGCAATTAAAAATCAAACAGCAGCACCACGAGTGCGTTTTAGAGTCGTAGATTCAAAAACTAGAGTTCCTAATTTTCCAAAAGTTCCGTTTAAAAAAGAAGATTACAAACTGTATGATCCGTATATTGAACCTTATGTAGTTTACTTAAATTATAATGCACTCGGCGAAGATTTTCTAAAAACATTTAAAAGTGGAAGGCCTGCTAGTACAGCAGTGCCCCTATCTAAATATAGTCCAAGTTTCTTTTTTGTGCTACAGTCAGATTATGTTGAAAAACAACATAGAGAAATAACTAATTGTATACAATGGATGCAAAACAGCAATATAGACGTTACAGATCCTGTAAATTCACTAGGACATATTCCATTAGGTCGATTACACAAAGTTTACCCAGAGGATTTTCTAAAAGTAATTCTACAACGAGAATTAACTAAAGTTGAAATAGAGGAATTATGATGGCAGACATAGTTGAAACACATAATTTATGTGGTGTAGAATTTAACATATACAAAGGACCTAATGCTATTAGTGTTAGCGGCGGCGCTGATAGTGCCATACTATTATACTTCTTACTAAAGCACTCAAAAGACCGTGTACACATTTTCACACTTGCAGACGGTACAAAACAAATCACAGGCGCAAAAGCAGCAGTAAATGTAGTTTATAGATGTGCGCAATTAACAGGTAATTATAATTTTGAACATCATATAGACTATTCTCCCGATTATATAGATACATATGTTGAACGTTTGCCGTTTGAATATCTAGATAAAAAAGAGTTTAATGTGTTGTACGCCGGTATTACAAATGTTCCTCCGATAGAAGAACGTAAAACTTTTTATGGTGACTTTTATGAAGATACTAGAAATCCAGATATTGAAAAGGAAGTATTTAGATATGGATTTAGCTACATTCCGTGGACAAACTATGATAAAAAGAAAATAGCAGAAATATATAAAGAATATGATTTGTTGGAAACACTATTTCCAGTTACACGAAGCTGTGAATGGAATGAACATGTAGTAGGCGAGGATCCCGGAATGGAACACTGCGGAAACTGTTGGTGGTGTCATGAAAGAAAATGGGCTTTTGGAAGATTATGATAATTGGAATATACAAAGATTTACCTGAATATTTACATATTGAGCCTACTAAACGTTGTAATGCAGCATGCCCGCAATGCCCTCGCACTATAGGAGCATCTTTACAAACTTATCCTAACATACCAGAAACAGAGATTACACCCAACAATCTTAAAAAAATGTTGTCTGACGATTTTTTTAATAATATAAAAAAAGTTTTAATAAATGGTAATTATGGAGATATTGTAATGCATAGATCTCCTAAAGAATTTATACAAACTTTTTTAGACAAACATTTGCATATACAAATTAATACAAATGGCGGCGCATTGTCAACTGGTTTTTGGAGTTGGTTAGGCAAACAACCAAATGTTATCGTAGAGTTTGCACTAGATGGACTAGAAGATACTCATCATTTGTACAGAAGAAACACACGCTTTGACATTGTAATAAAAAATGCAAAAGCTTACATAAAAGCAGGCGGCTATGCCCGTTGGATAATGAATGTGTTTGGTAATAACGAACATCAGGTAGATGCTTGTAAACAAATGAGTAAAGATTTGGGCTTTGCAGAATTTTATTCAAACGACAGTGTTAGATTTTACAAAGAATATGATGCACTAGTTGATAAAAACTTTGACGAAGTTGCTATACTATATCCTACAGAATTTGTAAAAAATAATAAAAATTTAGATAAAGAAGATAGATCTAAGCAGTGGTATGAAAAAATATATAAATTTGTAAATCAAGAATTTGATGTTTTACAAGATGATAGATCAAAATCTTATATTAATGGTCCTGAAATTGTAGATTGCAAAGTTACACAAGGATTAGAGAGCATTTATATAAGTGGCGATAGTAGATTATGGCCGTGCTGCTGGATGGAAATTGATTACAATGAAAAGACTTTAAATAATAATTATTCTTCTTTTGTAGATTTATTTTTTAAGACACTTAATAAAGAAAAAGATTTTAATTTGCTATCTAAACACACTGCAACAGATGTAGTTAATGCAGGACTTTTGACTACTATAGAAAACTCCTGGTCGTCTAAATGTATTGACATATGCAAACGTACTTGCGCAAGTAAAGAACTTAGAGAAGACTATACACGATGAGATTTCAAATAGTATTTTTAAATAGTGACCTAGATGAGTATGCATTAAATTATAAAGTATACAATACACCCATTGCGGTTAAATGGTATAATGCACTATGCGAACAAGTATTAGAAAAAGATAAAACAGCTAAAGAACCTGATAGACTTTATAATTTTCCAAATGATGTATGGAACGAAGAAAAAATAGTAAGTGAACTAAACAAGTGTATTGATATTATTAATACAGAAAAAACAGTTATTAAACATGATGCATTTGTAGGCATGCCTCAAGAACAGCTAAATCATTTACATCATTATTTTGAAAAACTTAGAGGAGAATCTGGTAATCCTGCAGAGTACTATGTAAATGCTAACGATAAACAGAAATTAGCACTAGAGAGGTATAATGTTATTATACATAGGGCAGAGAATTTTTACGGCGGGCATAGAATATCTACAGGATATTTTCCTAGAATAGTTGTAACATTTAATAAACGGAAAAAGAAACTTTTAGATGACAATGATTTTAAACATTTTACGTTGCATCGTAAATTTGGAGAAGTTTATATTAATTATTGTGAAGTAGGAAAACCGTTATACGATGTGTACAAAGACGAAGATGATATTGTAGGAGAAGATAATATACGTCCGTTAAAATGGTATAGTCCAGACTTTACAGCATACTTCCATGATAGACCTGTCGAAAGTGTAGAAAAGTTTTTACAAGGTATGGATGCATGGTGGGATCAAAACAATAATTATTTAACTGCACTAGGTTTTACAAAAGGAGATCCTAAAAACGCAATAGGAAATATACCTGTAGCAATGATAGAAACAAATAAAACAGCAGAAGAAATAGTAATAAAATTATGCGAGTATAACACAATAGATAGGGTAGAACTAATATGAATGGATTATTTTATTTTAACGACAACTGGAAGCGGATAGGTGTAAAATTATCTGGTGGCGCAGATAGTACAATAATGTATTATGCAATATGTAATTACTATAAAGATAGAGATGATGTAGAAATATATCCAATGACTCTAGATACAAAATTCAAACCTTGGTACAGCAAAGGTGCTAAACGTATTATAAAAAAAGTAACAGAGCTGACAGGTAAAGCACCTGCAAAGCATATAGTAAAATACTCAAAAAAACATCGCAATAGACAAACAGTTCAATATTATATTACAGAACAACGTGAATTAATAAGAGAAAGCCAAACACTTTATAATTTTGATGCAATTTATAATGGATTAACTAGTAATCCTCTTGAAGAAAATATACTAAATGCTGTAAAAGAATATTACGCAGATAATGCAGAAACATATGAAATTGCAAAGAGTCACATTGTAAAAAGAGATTTTGATAGAGATATAGGAAAAAACAAGTATGGACAAAATATAATAGACGCAAAACATTTTATTAATATAAGACCGTTTGTACACGGTGACAAAAAACTTATATATGATGCATATAAATATTATGACAGATTAGACGATCTATACCCGTTGTCTTACAGTTGCGAAACTAGATGGCAAGAACACAAAACTAAAACTCTGTCTGAACATGCATGGGAACATTGTGGATATTGTTTTTTTTGTGCTGAACGTATATATGCATTTGGAAAATTAAAATGAATTTTAAAGCATTAGAGCTTCCTTATTACGATGTAAAAAGTGTATTAGATAATATGCTTAAAGATAAAATTGTGCATTGGACAGATTTAAATCAAATTTGTATCAACACTGTAGCAGGCGAAGAAGATAATTTTTTATATGGCGCAGGAAGTTTGTTTTATGATTGGTCTAACGGTAAAGAAGTTTATGACGAAAAAGGTCACATGCGCCATGTACCAGCAGAAAGAGAAACACCGTTAAAAGAAGCAGATTTTACAGTTTTGTGTACTGTGTTTAAAAATACTGTGTTTGAAGATCTTTATAATGTACTAAAAGAAAATTATAATGTAGGCAGAGTGCGGCTAATGAAAAGTCCTCCTAAAACTTGTTTAAGTTGGCATGTAGATGACACTAAACGCATACACTATCCTATAGTTACGCAAGAAGGCTGTTTTATGTTAATAGAAGATGAAGTAAAACATTTGCCTCAGCACACTTGGTGGTTAACTAATACATTAGTAAAGCACACAGCACTAAACGCAAGTTTAGAAGATCGTGTACACCTTGTAGCCACATTGCTCGATTAAAAAATACCTTATCTATAAATATTTCTATAATTATGACTTTTGAGACCTTTAAAACCCAATTTCTAGAATGGGTACAAGACAAAATAGAACCCACTAGAGGAAATGGATATCCTATATGTCCATTTGCACGTAAAGCACGATTGCAAGACCGTATACAGTTTATAAATGCTCCTAGAGGTATATACGGAGAGTTTTTAGAATTTGATGAAGAAAACTACGATATAGGTATTGCATGGTTAGGAGAGTTTACTTCTGGAATAGAAGATGAGTTAGAGGATTTAAGAAAACTGAACCCACATTTACTATACTTTTTAAGTACACCACAAAGTGGTCATTTTGTTAAAAATTTTACAAACTGTGTTCTAATACAAAAAAAAGACGATATCGAAATAAAAAGACAAGTACTTTTAGATACAACGTATTATGATGACTGGCCTAAAGATTATTATAAAGAAATTATGAACAATGAGTAATGTACAGCAACTTTTTAGTATACCTGTTTATAAAAAGAATTTACAAGGTATAGATGTGTCAAGTTTTAGATCACGGGTACTTGAACTATTAAACATTGATAGTTACGGCGATCATATAAGTGTTGTAGGTATGAACGATGCTAGTACTATAAACACATATGGTATAGAACGTCACATGCAAAATTGGGAAGAAACTAATCAGCTAGTTAACGCTATTAATCCTTGTATTGCAGAGTATTGGAAAGAGCTAAATTATCATCCTAATATTAAACCTTATATACAAGAAATGTGGGCTACCATTAGTAGAAAAGATGGTTATGTTCCTAGTCATTTTCATGGACCAACACCTATTACAGCAGTTTACTATCTTGATAAAACAGAAGGTTCGGGAGACTTAATTATACAGCATCCTTTAGAAGCACTATTAGGATCACAACCTATTAATTTTCCTTTTGATGAATTTGAACAAAGAATGAAAATACAGCAAGGAGACTTGATAATGTTTCCTGGCTATATACGACACAAAACAGAGCGCAATGTATCAGACGATATTAGAATAAGCATAGGAATGAATGTAGCCTCTCGCGGAGAATATGTTGCATCACAGTGGAACCAGGTATGATTTGGACAGAATGGGATAAACTAAAAGAAGTTATAGTAGGATCTACATACGATTTAGATTCGTTAAATCAATTTAACGATAACGAATTTGTAGATGGCATGGGCAAAATATTAGAAGAGACTGAACAAGACTTTTCTAAACTTGCAGGAATATTTGAACAACATGGTGTGAAAGTACATAGACCTAGGAAACTTCCTTTACTAAAAGAAAATACAAGAACATGGAATTCTAAGTTTCCTTATCCTGCTATATGTCCTAGAGATTTTCATGTAGTATACGGAAATACTATTCTCGGAACTATTGGCGGAGATTGTAATAGGTATACTGAAAGTGATTACTTTCTAGATATAATGCTTGAAAAATTTAAAGAAGGGCGTAACTATATAAGTATGCCTAAACCGTTACTACAAAGCGACTACAAAGAGTATGAACAACTAGAAGGCCAGATTCTATGGCATGCAGCAAACATTATTAAATGCGGCGACACGCTGTTACACACACAACCTTATGCGCCTGGACAGCACGGCAGGGGAACACAAGCAGGACTAGACTGGATTAAGCGCAATATTGGTTACGATGTTAAATGGGCAGAAATACCAAGAACAGGACATGCAGATGGTAAGATTGCTCTTATTAAGCCAGGATTATTGTTTTGCTGGGATCCTAGTGCAATACCAGAAGAATTAAAAAGTTGGGATTACATTAAACTAGAGCGTAAGCCACTACCTGATTATTTTAATGATATTAAAATTCAACACTTTTATAAAGATAAAGTTACAAATTGGTTAGATCATTGGATTGGTTATGTTGATGAAACTGTGTTTGATATTAACGTAGTAAGTATAGATGCTAACACTGTGATAACTAACGGCTACGATTCTGAAGTAGAACGTAAACTTAAAAAACACGGTGTCGATATGATCCCATTTGATTTTAGACATAAGTACTTTTGGGATAGCGGTTTACATTGTGTAACACTAGACCTTACTAGAGAAGGCGAAAGAGAGTCTTATGTATAACATTGTAATGAATACACCTGAAGCACTCGTCGTAGATGATTTCTTACCTCAAGATGTTTGGGATAAAATTTGGAATCAAGTACAAGTAGACAAATGGAGTCAAACAGGGGCTGACGATAAATTTTGGCACTATACTGATGGCGCAAATTACAAGAACAATAAACGTTGGTTAACCAAAGGTCCTTTTAATGATAACAGTGATTTATGGTTTAAACACTTTACAAAATTTCTTGATACATGTCCTGAAGCACAACCTTTCGCTAAAGATTATATAGAAATTGCAATGCGGTGTCATGCATATCCTGTAGGTAGTAAAAATCCATGGCATAATGATTTAGGATTTACTACCTACACATATTATTTGCATAGGCATTGGCAAATAAATTGGGATAGCACACTTTTAATATTGCCATTAGGTAGTATAGATTATCAACAAGTTTTACCTTTAGAAGATGGTACTGTTCATCATGATTGTTATACAGATACTAATAGTCCTATGGAAATGTTTCAACAAGGAAAAAAATATCAGCCTATAATTGATTACGGTCTAGGTACATTTGTTTCTCCTAAACCTAATAGATTAATTTTAATCAATAAAAAAGTTGTACACGGTATTACAGCAGTAGATAAAGATGCAGGCGAAAATATTCGTGTTACTCTTACAGGAATGATAATGGAGAGTGATTGGAGAGAAACAAATGATCTATTTTAAAGAATTTCCTGAATTACAATGTACTTTAGAATTTGGACAAAAATATTTGTTAGATAATCTGCCTGATCCTTTTCATTCAAATGAACCACAAGTTGATAATATACTTGCTGCTAACAAAGGTTGGTTTAATATTGGCCCTTATGGTATACAGATGCATTATTGCGATAAAGATGATTCAAGATGGGAATATTTTAAACCTATTACAGATAAACTAGCAATAGAACCTAAATATGCTGCTTTTATAAAAAGCGATGCAGGTATAGGACCAATACATGTTGATATTGCTGAACGTGTAGGAGCACTCAATTTTCCTGTTTATGGAGAATGGGAAAAGAGTTATGTTAAATTTTGGGATAGCGAAGAAGGCAATTATGAAGTGTGCGAACGTTGGTATCCTAGTACAACTTGCGGCGGTCTTTTTAGGGCAACAGCGTGGCATCAAGTTATAAATGAAAATCCTGGGTCTAGGATTGTAATGAGCTTTCATTGGGATGAAAGTTATAGCTTTGAATATCTATGTGATAATTTATTAAGGAAGGATTTATAATGAGAATCAAATCGATTACAGATGTAATAGTACCGTTTAGACCGCCTGAAATTCATAATGATATTATGAATTTTCCTATGCAAAAGTATTTTTATTTTGATCAAGATTGGGACGTAAGTAAACGTTTTGAAGCTATAGATGACTTCTACAACACGTTTGAATCCTGGGTTGGCATCAAACTACCAAACTTTGGAAAGTACGCTGTAAACGGTAGTACAGAAGCTATAACACAGTGTTTAATAGCTTTATCGCATACAAATAAGAAACTTGCAATGGTTGAAAACGAATATCGTTGGTATCCTTTTATTGCAAGCAAGCATGGTATTGACATTGTATGGGTTAAAGATATTAATGATTTAACTGACGATTGCGTATTTGTAACTAGTTTGCCTTTTTGTAGAGATGGCAAAATACACGAGTTACAACATCAATTATTAGAAAAGTGTCATCAGGAAGAAATTGAATGCTGGCTAGATTGTGCATACTATGGTGCTAGTAAGCCTGTTGAATTTAAAATACCTAAAAGCGTAACTAATATATTTTTTAGTTTTTCTAAAAACTTTGGATTAGCTCTTAATCGTCTAGGTTTATGGTATGCCAAAGATTATATTATTGACAAAGGACTTTTAAATGATGTTGCATATTTGCCTGTTGGAAACATGGCATTAGCAGCAATGCTTATGAAAAAGTATCCTAACGATTATTTGTGGAATAATTATAGAGATGTACAATTACAATGTACAAATAATCCTACAGATTTAATTTTTATGAGTGCAAATGGAGAGTGTCTTAGTGGTAAGATGACTGAGGTTGTAAAGGAAAAATATCAAGATTTGTAAATTTAGTCCATGCTATGTTTTGCCAACACGGACTATTTTTACTTGTATCATTACAAACTAAAAATCTATCAGTTTCGTAATGCCAAGGTTCGTCTAAAAAATTAGTTGCATCCTTTGCAAATCTTTTACAAAATCTATAAGTATTAAATTCTCTGCTTATAAATGCAAAATCAAATTTATCTCTAGCAAATTCTATTTGACTTTTTAGCATAGTGAGAGTTGTTTCTGGTATACCAACTGCTGTTCCTTTTTCTCGCCATGTTGGAGTAACCATCAATCTATTTAAAACTCTACAACCATTATTAAACATATTGCGTGTAATAACAGTACTAGCTTCGAAAGGTTGATCATACTTATAAATTATACTTACAAATAAATGATCGTCTTTATAAAAATTTTCTTTAGTATAATTTGAATTTAATTTATCCTTGTACATTCTTTCCAGTATGTATTCTACATCTGGTTTTATTTTGTAATACTCGTTTATTGGATAATTTTTGTATGTGTACATTATAGGTATTGAGTGCTTGTAGAAGGGTACATATTGTAATTTTTAGCTGATTGCATCAAGTCGTTCCTAAATTTTTTATTATGCAAACCTTGTATTCTAAGATTGTATCTAGTTTCCGTGCCTTTGTTAGTAGTACCGTGCGACTTACTTTGATTACAGAATATCACAGATCCTTGCTGATATGGTAATTCAACACCATCGTGCCATGCCGTAACACCTTTGGGAAAATTTAGTTCTACTAAAAAACTGTTAAGCATGTTATATGTATTCTGTGTATTTAAAAAATCAAAGTCTTCGTGAGGTACATCTGTATGCACAGGAACATCGCCATTTGGACCTAGTTTAGCAATTTTAATATAACTAAACTGCATATACTGTCCTATTTCTTGCTTAATCCATTCTACAGTGTTTGGCATTAATTCTGCTAGTTGTGTCCATTTATGATTACGTAAGTTTCTAAAACTTTCCATATATGTTTTAAGGTCTTGATTAGGTAAAATGCCCTGTGTTAAAATATCTTTGTAATCACCTGTACTACTAAACAATGTTACAGCTTCCCAACTTCTTTGATCATCAAAGTGCTCACCTATACCAACAGCACCTTTTTCCTGCATTTCTTTATATTGTTCAGGATCACGTTCTTCTAAAAACATATTTTCAACAGAATGTATTTCCTGCATGATTTGATCAACAGGACATTTAGCAAACATTGGTGTTATATCTACCCAACTGGTATTGCTTACATAATCAAGGTAGTTTGACATGTACTTTTTCCTTTAGTTTACCGGTGAAAAGATCTTCCCAAAACTCTTGCCCAAACATACCTTTACGTCCGTATGTTTCGTTAAATGCTGTAAATATAGCTTTGTCAATATCTCGAATACGTTCGTGTGACGGAGTAATTTCTTCATTATGAAACCCAACATGTTTCATTTCGTCGTCAATAATACCTTGTGTAATTTTTTTATAAAGATCGTTGTTGCCATTACGCATGTAATAGCGGTACAAGAACAATGCACGTTTTTCTACAATCCAACTTAGCGCACTAAATTCTTCATCATTTTTAGGATAAAAATTTCCTAGTTCTCCATAAATTGCATGTTCTATGCTTTTAGTTGTATCTTTATAATAGTTTACGTTTTGTTTGCGTAAAGCACCTTCGCACATTAACGTATGCTTTCGCTCGTCCTCAATTTGCTCTAACCATTCTTCATTGTCTGAGTCTGCATAATGTTCGGTCATATATTCAAATAACCACTTTTCGCTAACGTATGCAAAGTTCATATAGTAATCATCTGGTGTCATTTTTTATCTCCTTTGCTATTAGTTCTGCAAACAATTGATGTGCTGTTGCTCCTGCATGAACACCGTCACTTCCTTTTTCATTGTTTTCTCTTATATTATCAAAGTCAATGTCGAGTATATAAGAATTATTAAAATCTAAATTATTATGCAAATCTATTTGTGATAATACATTATATATCTTTAACTCTTTTAGATATAAATTTATATGTGACATTCGTAAGTTTATATCTAAATTAGCATCGTAATGACTAAAAAGGTGTTCGTAATATGCAGTAGACACTGCGTCATTAATCCATGGACCTATTTTTTTAGATTGAGTTTCATCTAACACACACCATCTTTCAGGATATGTCCATTGTATAACTATAGTGTCTTCTGGCATAAAATTAAAATTTATAATATTATGCCATATTTTTTTATTACTAGCACCTTCTTCTCCTAAATTTACACATTCTAAATTTAATAGTTTTGCTAGTCTACTAGGCCACGATAAAGACCTATCCGGCAAGCATTGTCCGTAAGTATGACTACATCCAAATGTAATTAGTCTATTCATTTTATAAATATTCTTTCAATTAACCAAGCACTAGGATCTAATTCCCACCATTTATGACCATGTCTATAATCAGAAGATTTATAATGGTGATAGTTATGCCATCCTTCACCTAAACTTAGTAAACACGCTAACGGGCTATTAACACTGTCGTCGGTTGACTCTACTACTCTATAACCTGCCCAACTATAGTGAGGTATTACTCCAATTGCAGCAGCACCGTGGAAACTTAATACAGCAGGAAATACAAATCCCCAAACTAGTAACATAGGGTCTATTAGTATTAGTATAATATATATACCTGCAATAATTTTAAAATAGTTGTTGTGTATGATTTTAATGTCTTTGTCTCTTAACATATCGCTTACTAATCTAGGACTAATATTTGCTTCAGGGTATAAACTACTCCAGCTACGTAAGGCTCCTATTGCTTTTGGATTTTGAATGTCTGTTTCTGTATCGCTTGTTTTATGATGATGTCTGTGCAGTGCTGCCCAACTAATTGGACTTCCGAAGCATGCAAGTATACTTATATACTTTAAAAACTTGTCACGTAAAGGACCAGTTTCAAAACTTCTGTGAGACAAATATCTATGCATAGATATATTTGCTGCAAAAAGTCCTACAAACAAATACATTAATAATCCTAACCATAATAGTGACCAGTTATTAGTATAGTAAATGCCAATAGCTAAAACTATATGATTTAACAATGTTAATAATTGTACTTTTGTTCCGTAATTCATTTTTTTATAGCTCTAATTATCCAAGCAGGTGGATCAAGTTCCCACCAACGTTCTTGATTGTTCCATGCTTTACTGTTATGGTGATGGTTGTTGTGCCAACCTTCACCTAGTGTAATTAAGCTTGCAATCCAGCTGTTACGACTTTCATCATCTATATTATGTGTTTTGTATCCGTGCATATGAGCTATTACTATTATTGAGCTAGTGCTATGTAGTACTAATACAGCAGGTATTGCATACACATATACTATAAATAATGGATCTATTAATGCAAGCATCAAAACATATATAACATTTATGTGCAAATAATATTTGTGAGTAAGTCTATAAAATTTTATTTTTCTTAAATCTCTTGACAGCTTAGGACTAATATGCGGAACACGCCATAACCCAAACCAAGCTCTAAACCAACCTAGATGATAAGGACTATGGACATCCGTTTCTTTTTCAGCATGACCGTGATGATGTCTATGCAATACACTCCATGCTAGCGGACTCCCAATAGCAGTTATACATCCTATTAGTGCAAGCATATACTCAATTGGTTTATAAGTCTCAAAACTTCTATGTGATATTAATCTATGGTATCCTATATTAATACCAAAAACTCCTATAAACCAGTATACTAATACACTCGTTCCTAAAAATGCCCATGCTGAATTTACTACACTATAATATACACCGTATAGTGCAAGTAAGTGAGTTAAAATTTGAAGAGATCTTACAACAGTATTATGATTCATAAATGCTCCGATGTGTATATTATTTATTAACACAAAGGAGCATTATTAATTATTATGGTTTAAATGTAACTTAGTTGTAACCAACCAGGTGTAGCATTTGATGGTCCACCGCCCGCTAGTCCTGTGTCGTCAACATATGCAAAGAAGCCTTGATTATCTTGTAAGAACACAATCATACCTGCTGCTGGTGATGTTATTGCAGCATCTCGTGCTGTTGCATCTGCAAAAGAACCAGGTGCTATTGAATTCGAAGCTTTAATATCTCCATTAACATCGAGTTTAGTACTAGGATCATCTTTACCTACACCAAAATTACCTTCCCAAGTAATAGTAAAGTTGTTGTCTGAAGTAGGATTACCAGCACCGTCAATAGTACCCATGCTAATTTTTGTTTTTAGATATGGATCTGTACCGTTTTGCTGTGCTGTTGACGTAATGTAAGATCCAGTACTTTGAAAGTCGCCTGCGTTTTTGTCTACAGTATCAAAATATATTGTACCAATGTCTGTTTGTAATGCATCTGCAACCTGTGCTTGTCTAAATATTCTTATACCTACGTCTTCGGTTTCTGAAGAAATAAATTCAATGTCTTTTACATCACCCGAAAATGGATCAGTTAAACTAGCTGTAATTATAGAAGCATTAATGTCATCAGCTGTTAGTAACGGTGTATTAACATTACCTGTTAGGCCATCAACTACTGTTAAACTGTCATCTGTAAATACACTACCAATTAATTGGCCTGTTAGTGTTGCTGTATCATGGTTAAGAATGATGTTTAACTCTGGACCTACAACAGTACCTCTTAAAGGCCCATCTACGCTACCAATGAATACTGGCGAAGCCCCACCTTGAATAATTGTTTGTCCGTTTTCGCCTCTTTTTAATTCACCTGTAAAGTTATCTAAAACTGTATGTGTATTAGTAGGATCTCTAACATCTACAAGAGCAGCTTTACTAAATTCGTCGATGATTAAATTACCTAGACCGTCGTATAATGTACCGTAAACATCACCTTCTAGTGTACCTCTTAGTGTATTTGTTACTGGATCAACTAGAATTGTACTATCGTTGCCTACTAAAGTAAGCCTATGAGATTGAGATTTGCTTAGAATATAATCAGCATAATCTTTAATATCTACATTTTTCCATGTGTTACCGTCGTGTGTTAAAACGTCTCCGTATTTAGGAGTTCTACTGTACGTAACACCATTAATTTCGTTTAGCGTAATTGCACTAATTGCATCATCTACAAGATCCGTAGATGCTAAATTTTTCCAATTGTTACCGTCATAGAAAAGTACATCTCCGTATACAGATCCTGTTAATAATACATCTAATATATCATCAAGTTCTAACGCAGATTGAGAATTAATCCATTCTCCTGTTGTTTGGTCATACCGTATAACATCACCATCTTGTAATGCAACAAAGTCTGTATCTAGTAAGCCTGCTAGTGTATTGGAAACTTCCCCAGAAGTAGCAATAAGAACCCCGCCTTGTGTGTTTCCATCGCCTACATATAGGGACTTTGTATCCGTAACATAAACTAACTCACCTTCTAAAGGGGTTATTAACTGACGTTCTGCGTCTGTTCCTCTTCTTAGACGTAATGCCATTATTTTACTCCTGATCCGTTTATTATATATATTTATCTAATAAGTAGATATTACCTTTACTTTCTTTTCTTCATAAAAGTCTTAGTTCTACTTTTAATATCAGATATCATAGTAGGAGCGTCAATTTGAAAGTCAATTTTTTTAATGTCTTCGTTATGCTGATCAAAAAACTCTTCTAGTATTTCTTCTAAAGATGTTTCAGAATCTTCTAGAAGTTCCTGTCTGACATCTATTTCCCATATTTCACCATCGTGAAAGTAAACACTAACAAATTTAAGATATTCTATTGGAACAGCTTTTATCTCGATGTCTTTTAAAATTTCAGGCCATTGATCTACAATATGTTCAGGAAGTTTATCCGACACCTTCTTTAGCCTTTGTTTTGGCTTTCTTTTTAGTAGGCACTAGCTCTTCTGCCTGTTCACGAAGTCTTTTTGCTTCTTTAAATAACGAATCTGCTTGTGATCTATATTGAGCTGCTAAATCTTCATCTGATAATACATTGTCTATGCTGGTTGGTTCTGTGCTAGTTGTGCTTTGTTGCTGTTTAGCTGCTGGAGAATTGTCTTGTACAGCCAAATCTGCAACAGTAACTCCTTTTTGTTCAGCAATAACTTCGTTTAGTTCTGATAATTTAATTACTGTGTTAGAGTTAGGAGTCATTTCAACATCAGCAGTTGCAACTTTAACCATTTTGCCAGTAGTATGCAATGCAGCTAACATAATTTTACCATCTGGCATTCTAGAACGTGCCATAGCACTTGCAAGATGCTCTTCTGATTGACCTGCATCAGATTCAACTAGTTTCATTAGTGCATCGTGTTCTTCGGCCATTAGATTTTCTGTAGTAACAACAATGCAGTTATCTGGTTCATTAGGTACTACTCTATAAGCTACTACTATTTTTCTTTTATTCTTAGCCATGCGGCCAACGTGTTTTAACATAATTTCCTCCCTTAGGATGTTTGAGTCTGTTGCGTTACGGCAACTGCTCCTAAAAATTGTTCTAATTTATTATAAGTTTGACCAACTGTAACCATTTCGTTTGGCTTAAATGCTCCACGTTGGCTAGCTACGTCAATAATACTTTTCAAAGCTTGTAGATCGTTTACTGTCAAATCAGGTGAATTACTTTCAGTTGCTGGCGTTTCTTGAGTTGCAGTTTCTTCTACTTTAGTTTCTTCGCTCATATTTTATTCTCCTATACAATTATATATGCGCATTTTATTTAGTTGTACTTTAAATGTGGACAGGCTAACATGAAATAACTAAGTTCTTTTGAATCTTCAAAAGAAACAGTCAATAATATTTTTTTAGTATTACCTGATACTTTAACATTTTTTCCAACATAAAAACGTTTTTTAAGATTTTTTTCAATCCATTTGATCAAAGAATCTTCTAAGTTATATCTTAGTGTAATGTCCACACATTCGAAATGCGGCGGCGAAAATCGAAGCTGTCTCGCCTCGAGTATTTCTAATGGTTTTAATGTTTTTTCTTTAATCATGCTGCTTTATCGTAATGCACGGTAGTACCAAACGGTGCCTGTAAATTTTGATCGTGGTTAGAGTGAATTAAAAAGATTGATTCGCAATAGTCAGGATCGCCCCAGCTACCCCAAGCATATCCGTCTGTGAACATAATGAACTTTTTAGGAACAATGTCGTTTTCTTTCATATATTCCCAATTACACATAAAATCAGTGCCACCACCGCCTTTAATTTCGTAATCCATTAAGTCTTCTCCACAGTCTGCACTGTAACTTTGTTCATTGTATACAGCAGTGTCAAAGCACCAGATTTTAATATTATAATCTTTAAATTCTTCCATGATGCCTTTTACTTCGCCTAAGAAATCAGATGCTTGCGAATTGCCAATTGAACCACTCATATCAAGAGCCAAACAAATGTCAATTGTTTCGTCAAAGTTTTGACCTGGAAGTACAGCACCTACGTGCCAACCTTTACGTGAAGGACGAGAAAAAGTAAAGTCATGCTTAATAATGCTTTGGATTTGCTGACGAAGCAGTTGGCGCCAGTTCATCTTAGGCTCAGTAAGCTCTTTGATCATACGCTGAACACCTGCAGGAACGTTACCTGCACCAGCACTTTGCGCTGCCGAAATCATATTTTCTTTAATTTCGTCACGTATTTTACGTAAGTCTTCTTTAGAATACTTTGGTTTTTTCTTGCTTACACCGTTGCCATTTACATCTTTTTCTTCGCCAGCATCGCCGTCGGCTGCACCATCGCCTTCTTCTGGATCAAGGTG